TGGTAGTAATATGCGGGGAATATTCTTGAAATAAATACATCCTCATTCAACTTAATTTCAATTAAAAATTCCTCTTTTTTATTCTCTTCATCATCTTCCACACTCTCCAAATTGAGGAAATAATTTTGATTTTCACATAGATAATCAGAAGTTTTTATTTTCAAATCCTCACTAATTTCTTCTGAAATTTCTTTTACATAATAATGAAGATCCATAGACCTCCTTGCTTGAGGATTATGATTTTTTACATTAAAAAATCTTTGGCATACAATGTTACCATCCAATGTTAACAAAAATTCAAATTTTGTGATTTCTTGTTGATTAGTCATAGTTTTTAATTTTAATTAATTTTTTATTTTTTTCTTTTCTTGTTAATCTTAGGAATGGGTTTAAGAAATTTGTCCATCTATCATCTGATTTAGGTAATAAATTAAAAATTCCGTCTTCTGTCATCATTTTCATCATGTTTTTATATGATCTACCTTCAGGGTCTAAGACATCATTTATTAATGAATCTATTGTATCTCTGGCATCATCAGTCAAAAGGGGGTCTTCTAAACTTACTATCTTTTTATTTATGTGAAAAAATTCCTCACCAAATACCCCGTGTTTTGTTACTCCTGTAAGAATATTTTTATATAACCAATTATTTTTATCTTCTTCAAGTAATAAGTTGGTTCTCTCCAATATCTCTTCCAAACTAACCGCTCTGTTTTTTATCTCAGGATATAAGGTTAATAATCTTTTTAACCCCATACTTTTTATACCCGATATGTTATCAGACGGGTCCCCACATAACATCTTAACCAATTTGACATTACTGATATGAATATCTTCATGACTATAAGTTATAATGTCATCAGTTTTGTATAACTTTCCGTGAGATGGATTGTAGATAGATGTTTTTTCAGAAACTAATTGAGTTAAATCACCATCAGATGAATAAATGATTTTTGTCTCGGTAGGTGAGTTTTGAACATAATATGCCACACAATCATCAGTCTCACAATACTCAAATTCACCTTGTCTTACATAAAGTTCTTCTAAGTATTGTTTTATTCTATTTCTCTGATAATTGTAGTTATCAAGTTCTTCTTCTGAACGAATTCTATTTCTTCGATTTTCTTTGTAGAGATGATAGATTTGTCGTCTTTGGTGTGAACCATTTTCCCCATCCCAAAAGACGACAATTTTATCTAAATGATATGTCTCAAACGATCTTCTAAGAGTATTGATAAAATGATAGATTCCTCCAATATGTTTTCCCTTATAGAAGTGATTTTTAAGACCATAGAAACCAATCGTGAGTAAATTGTCACCATCAACTAATAAAACGGACATTAATGTTTATTAATAATTATTCATCCTCAGTTACAACTTCAATATCTTCCGCGTCTGTAACGTTAACGCCTAACATTTTACTAATATAATCTCCGTGATTTGATTTGTAAAGTTCAATACTTTTCTTTTCTTCAACATCATCTCTACCTTTCATAAAGTCATGTGCTGTCACAAGAATTCTACCATCTTCATAACCTAAACCATTTACATGGTTTTTCATAATAGAAATTTTTGTTCTTGTTGCAATCTTAACTTTTCTCTTGTCTTTTGTAATAGAGATTTTAGTTGTACCTGCACCTTTTTGATTACCAAATAAAAATACCAAAGTTGAATTTAACCAAATTGCTTCTCCACCTTTTGCTTTGATTTTTGGTTGACCGAATGGATTATCAGGAAGTTCTACCCAAGGTTGGTTTACAATAATTAAGGTATTTGTGTATTGTTTGTCTGAACGACGAGAACCTGAAATTCTTTGGTTCAAACCCATACCAATCTTATCGGCTAAAACTGATGCGTTGTGTTGTTTACCACCTTTACCATCGTAAGTCATCTTACAAGGTACAGAACCCACAGAATCCCATAAGAAGAGAATATCGTGTGGAATTTCACCCTTTTCTTGTGCATCCAACACTTCATTAATAAAATCTGTGATTTGTTCGATATACTCGAAATCACTATTAAAAAGATAGAAATCATCTTCTTTATTGAAATCCATCAACTCGGCGTGGTCCCAACTCCATTTTTGTTCAGTAATGATGAACACAGGTAATATTCCTTTCTTTTGAGCATCCACCGCAGCCTTTAAAAGTGCAGTGGTTTTACCCGTATCACTATGACCTAAGAACATATTTAAATGTCCAATAGCCGGACCAGGAATACCTGTTGCATCTAAAAATGCGTCACCCAAATCAAAGAACCTATCGGCCTTGTATTCGGCCTCTTTAGAGAACTTTTTCTTTATTGAACTAAAATCGTTTTTTTTGATTGCCATAATAAATAAATTTAAAAATGGGGCCTTTGACGTTATCGCCGAACCCCTATTGTTTTACCAATTAAAATGGTAGATCTCCATCAACATCTTCACCCTCTTGTGGGTCAACCATTGGTGTTGATTTTTTTGGTGCTGCAATTGTTTCTTCTGATGAGGAATCCAATTGAGATGCAGAAATCCACTTGTTACTTTCTGTACTCCATTTTGGAGTTTCTCCGTTAGCAACCAATTCTAAATAATCTTCACCCTTTTTAGAATAAACATCTGACCAAACTAATTGATCATTAATCCATTCATTTGATTTATCTGAATTATCATGTAATGGATTTGGGTCTTCCGGAATTACAGAATTAATTGAAGTGTACTCTTTACCTGTACCCGCTTTAGTTAATCCCAAAGAAAGAATCAAATCACGACCTTTATTAATGTCGGTAATGTCTCCTTTGTTTTTAAAAATTGGGAAGATTTTATCCAAAACACCATCACCTTTTGCGTTGTGTTTGAATCTCCAAAACTTAACACCATCTTCTTCGTGGTCTCTGTCGATTACTTTAACAATGTAGAATTTACGAGAACGGTATTGTCTAGCCAATTCTCTGTCCGATTCTACACCTGTTTCCATAAGTCCTTGATAAACCTCGTTCAATGGTGATCTTTTACCCTCTTGCTTTGGGTCATAAAGTTTCAACCATTTTCCATCTACCTGAACTTCGTGAAAGTACACCTCAACAAAAGGTGAACCACCGTCTTTAGTAGGGAGGATTCTGATTCTTCTTTCTTCTCCACGAGAACCTTTAGGAAGGACTGTAGTGAAGTACTTTTTCATTCTGTCTTCTTGTGAGACTTTGTTTGCATTGCCACTTGTGGCTTGTTTACTTTTTTCGTACTGTGCTAGTACTGCATCAAATGTTGACATAATAGTTAAAATTTAAATTAATAATATCATTGTCTTAAAAAGATAAATAAAAAAACCCGAATTACAAAATCCGGGTTAATCTTTTTTTAAAATTATTTTTGAGGGGTTATTCCAATGTTAAAAGATACGATAATTTATTGACTTCTCCAATCATTTCATCTCTTATATTCAATAAATCCGTGTCTTTTTCATCTAATTCAATTTGTACTAAAGCTTCTCTAACGGTGTTAATTAAACCTTTCATATCCATTTCAGAAAGATTATTCATTTGAATTGTTTTGGTTTCCTCATCAAGTATAAATCTTCCGTATTTACCCATCGCACTTTCAACAAACGTATCGATTAATCCATCCATAACGTCGTAAAATTCTCCAAATGCTTTATGTCTAGCAAACCCTTTAGTTTGCCAGTGATTAATTTTCATTTGGGTTTGTAGTCCTAAAAAGAAATTAACATTAGAACTTAAATTCATCTTCTTGTTGCTCAGGGTTAAATGATTGTCTTATTGTGTCTTTTGAATAATCGTCAACATCTTGTTTTGTTAAAACATATTCGTTCTTACCACTTTGTCTCATTTCCCCTTGTTTTTGTGCAAAGAATTGTTGTGGATTTTGATTAAACGGATAGGAGTCTAATGACCTCATTTCTAATCTTTCTTGAGCAGATGGTTCCTTCATTTGTTCAACCTTAGAACCAAGATCATCTATTTTAGACATAACTTGATCCATTTGTACCAGTTTACTTTCTAAATCAGATAGTTTTGTGAAAACGTCATCCATTTTGTTAACAACACCATCATATTCAGACTTATTGTCATCCATATCCTTTTTGATACTCTTAGTCATATTAACTAAATCGGTGATATCAATTTCTTCTGTACTATCCATTTCAGCGGGTGCCGCGTCCGTCATTGGTGCGGCCGCTGGATCTGCGGGTGCAGCTGGATCAACAGGTGCGGGTGGTGGTTCAACTGGTGCAGGTGGAACATCTTGTTCCATAATCATTTTCTTTCCATATTTATTGATGGCGTTAAATCTCATCAATTCTTCGTGTAATTTTTTTTCTAAACTCATGGCTTTAATCTTGTAAAAGTTGTCTACCGTCTTCGGTAATATATTTTTTATTAATTCTTTCTACAATCCCGTCCTTAGACCTGATAACGTAACATTCCCCTGTTTGTAAATCACATTCCTCTCTTTCCATACCATCATTAGAAATGTTTCTAACTTGTTTCGGATTTAAGAATTGGTCTACTGTGTTTTTCAATTTATTATTATTATCCATAATATTTTTATTATAAATATAAATATCCCGTATATTATTAATGTTTCTTATTTTATTCTAAAATATAGAACATCTCCCTCTGTGATACGTAAATTCTCCATTAATTTGTTTGATAGTGCAATACCATAACCATCAATAAACGGCCCAATATTAACAGGTCCCGAAACGTTTAGTGTTTCAACCCTCCTATCTATGTCATAAATTGGGCTAACTTGAAACGTTTTACTGTTATTGGGGTTAAGGAATTCGGTGGTACCGGTTATGATTTTATCCGCAGTTATACTATTTGTAAACTGAAACTTTGTTGAATAAAAATTATGTGAATTTGACAATACGTTTAGTTCTGACCATTTCAATCCCGTTTCACCATCAGAATTAACATTAACAGTATTTTTTAATCTGGTTAACAAAGACATATGTGTTGTGTCCGGTATTGTGTAAATTTTTGATTCCATACCCATTCTAACAACTACAGATCTAAACCATTCACCAGTATTTTTATATTTTACTTTCTGAATAAACTTCTCATTACCATAACCATTATATGGAATACCGAATTCACTGATACCAGCACTTTGAACTAGTTCCTCTCCATTAATTGTTGTTTTACCTAAATCAGTTATAAAATTACCCTCAGGTGTTCTAATTACTTGTTCGGTTGTACCTGTTGTATTTGCGGCTTCTTCTCTCTTAACAATTGCTCGTGCTGCATTTGTTATTTTGTCTAAAAGTGACTTATAACTTGATACGAATGAATCTTCTGGATCGGGTAAAGCCGCAACCGGTATTCTTGTTCCTTTAAAACTGGTTTCAATATTATTATTTCTTATGTTATGACTAACTTCAGTAATCCAGTATGTACCTCTAAACATAGGAATGTTTTTAAGGTAAAAATACATTGTTGGTTGTATCATAACATTACCCATACAAGTTACATCACATGAATATGATGCTTGTTTATAATAATCAAAAAGACTTACATCCACATTGTATGTACCTGCACCCGATTCTGACCTCGCTAAGTTTTCTAACACAACAAAAGATTCTGATGTATTTCTAAGTGTGGTTTGGTCAAGTGTAACTCCTTTAAAAATATTTTGATATTGGTCACCAAAACTAACCTCAAAAGCAACTACTTTATTGGATTTATTTAATTGGTCAATATCATACAATTCGGGTAGAGTTATGATTAACGGATTTTTATTTCTGTTTGAAATATCAAAACTATCATCGTTAAATTTATTGAAATTTTTGTCTCCGTCCGCATAGTGTTTAGATGATGGTCCAACAAACTGAACAATTATTTTAGGTGACGATTCTTCATAATCGACATCTAAAAATGTTCCAAATAAATTTTCTGCAACCTTTTTAGATGGTGTGATTTTTGATCTATTTGATATATTTGTTCCATAAAAGTTTACATATGCGGGTAACGCCCTCATGTCAAATCCACTATCTTTTAATAACATGGAAATTGTTGAGTAGAGGTTTGCTTTATTATTTTTTTCATTTGTTAATCCAACAAATTTGCTTATGTTCAAATATGCCTTACTACCGATGTCCCTATTTGCTCTATCTAAAAATAAAAACTCTTCAAATAATAGTCTTTGTCCCAATGAATTACCCGCAACCCATTTATCATTAAATGATTTAAAAGTATTATAAAGTTCTACCTTAATTTGTCTGTTATTATACCCATCCACAAAATCTATACTTGCATTATTTTTTTCTATTTTTAAACCAGAAAATTTACTTATTAATTGTAATAGAAATAGATTAAGTCTATTATTAGCACCACCAGGTATTAACGTAGTACTGGCTTTGTCCAAAATGTTATTTTTCAAATAGTTTGAAAAGTCGGTTCTATTATTGGTTCCACCATTTTTTATATAACCACCATATATTAATACTAAAGGTCTGAATAATAAAATATTTTCTTCATTTAATGCAATGTCTGATATACTGAAAAATTCCAAATAGGTAACTCCTGTATCAGGATTCTCACCCACATATAATTCAAGATATTTGGTGTTTCCGCTTTGAGATGCAAAGTTATATTCACCAAAAGGTAATGTGTTATTTACGTAATTGTCTAATACATATGAATCAAGTTCTTTAGGGTTTCCAAATGTAACTTTTAACATGTTTCTCTCACTACATATTAATTCCGATATTTCCGCTAATTTTTTACTTTGTTTGTTTCCAATTTTTATAATAGTCTCTTCTATACTTCCATCACTTGATTCTTTTTTTACAGTTACTATTTCTTTTAATAATTGTTGAAAATTATCAAATACCACATTCTCAAATTTCTTGATGGGGTTTTCAACTTCAACAAGTTCAGAACTAAATTGTAAAAAGATATCCTCAAATTCGTCAAGTATTTGTGGACTAAAAGTTGCAATTAAATCATATATCTTTTCTTGGTCGTTGGATAATTGTAATATATCTCCTCCGGCCTTTATGTTATATTCTGATGGTGATGTAAATGTTTTACCACTATAAGTTTCCTCAACATATTCGGTTTTCCAAACTAATCTAAAATTGAATTGTTCGGATGTACTAAAATCAAAATCAGATGGTTCAATACCATTTACTTTAGATTTTAAATTTATTGCAGGATTAAATCCATCACATGGTAATATTGTATATGTTAAATCATTTGGTGTAAATTTTGAATTGTCTACATATTGTGTCCAATAATTTAAACCATTTTCTCTTTGTCTATATTTTAAATTTATTACATTATTTGATACGTTGGTTTCAAATGATGTCTTACCTGAGGATACTACAAAATGATTGTAACCATTAATTATTTGGTGATATATCGCATCATAGTATGGATGTATACCAACATCTTTACCTAAAGCATGTGAAACTGTTTGACCCGATAATTGGTATATATTTAAACTTGAACTAATAGATGGTATATCAAAGAATTGTTGTCCGTTTATGTTTGTGGTTGTAGTATTTGTATTAGATGTTATAAATCCATTTAAAATATCAATACCTTCTAATTTTTTCTTTTTATATCTGTGATATATTGATCCCCACTTAACAATCAGATGATATGGGATATAATGTGTCGCACCGATTTCTCTAAAAATTGATGATAATCTTTTTGGTGAAAGTAAGTTTACTGTTGATTCATTTATAGTTTTACCCTCTGCCCTAACAAATCCAATCTCATCTCTTAAATCAAAATAAGGTAACGTATTTAATAACAAGTAAGCAGATCCAGCATATTTTCCGAAAGATGTTGTTTTGTTAAAATCACTATATAATTGTTTATGAAAATATGGTGTATTCAATATGTGAGTAAAGTTATCACCAATTGTAAATTCTTGTGTAAACAAATTGAATACTTCATCAAGAGGTCTATACAATGGTTTTACCCAATTATAAATGTTAAATGGTGTTGTTATAAAATCATCTGTATCTGTACTTAGTCTAAAAACACCTTTAAATTTAAATTCGTCATCATTAAAACTACTTTTATTGATATAGGACAAATATTTGGTCGAATTAAATGGGAATATATTTTTTCTATATTCTTCTGGAGTGTAATTGATTAAATATTTATCTAATTTCTCATATGGAGTTAAATCAACACTTTTACTTACATCTAAACCCCTATATTGCTCAATTCTAAATGATTTTGCAATTGTCTCTTTTAAGTAGTTTGTTGTCGGTACCGATTCTTTATAATTTTCATATCTTTCATATGGAGAAAGTTTTTCCATGTATTCCAAAAGTTTATCTTTTGAATTGATATGTGTTTTTAATATATCTAAAATATCAAGTTCTTCACCCGCAACTTGTTGAATGGTTTTAAATTCAATGTTAGCCAATTCAAGTAAAACACTTGCATCAAAAGAATCAACAAGTGTAATCTGTTTTGCTCTTTCATATATCTCATATAAAAAAGAAACGGGAGTTCTATTACCATATGGTAATGTGTCTTGTATTCTAAAGAGTTGACTTATATCGTTAATTCTTGATTCTTCCTGATTACTTTCAAAGACATATTGAAAATCATTTACACCTCCCTCTCTTTCAACTAATGGGTCTTTAACATTTGTTGATACACCAATAAATTCTTCAATAAAAGAAACTTCGGGCCATAACAATCCGTTATATGATTGTAATTTATCTTGTAATTCCGGCTCACCAGGATATGCAATTACTCTCTGTTTATCACCAGGTGTTGTTTTTTTAATTTCCGGCCACGGATAAATCGCTTCACCAACCGACTCATCTGAAAATTTACCAATAAGGTCTTTTCTGTCTTCTGATACATTAAAAGCATCAAAATGAACATCTTTCATCATTCTTACATAAACCTCTGCGTTTGCTAATACGACAGCAAATAAATTCCTAACAGTTGGTTCAAACCCAAATCCTTTACTTGGATTTTTTATGATATTATTCATCTGTTTCTCAATCTCTTTTTCAATTTTAGTATTTTGTTCAAAAAATACTTTTTTGATTGAGTGTATATCTGACATTAATTTGTCAAAATATACATAGTATTTTGATGGGTCATCTTTAATTTTATTATAATAGGTTGTTATTGGTGGTAAAGTGTTTGATAATAATCTTGTATTAATAACGATACCAACAGTTTCACCTTTTTCATTTTTCTTTATATTATCGTTAAATGTTTTTTGATGTTTTTTTAATTGTTCTGAATAACTTTTAATAATACCCTCTAATGTTCCGTTTTCGGTTGCACCGGTAACATTTTTTAAATCAAGTTTATCTTTTTCTTTTAAGGCATATCCTCTTATTAATTCTGAATCAATTGTTTGATCTGTGTATATTGTTAAATCCAAATGTTTATTTTTCCAACCATTAACTGCGATTTCAAAGTTTTTTAAAACTTCTCTATATGCTCTTACTCCATCTAAAACCTCTGGGTCAACGACTTGGTCGAAAATTTGTTGTTCTAATTTTTTATCTAATGTAGAAGCTAACATACAAAGTTCTCTAAGTGTTTTAACAGGAAAATCTTGTGGTATTAGTTTCTTTTGTTTCATTTCTGAATAAACAGATTTCAATATTTGATACCCTTTGGAAGATTTTAGTGCCTTCTTTTCGTATAAACCTGTTTTTTCGTTAAATTTTTGTGATCCTTCCACCGTTCTTATGAACATATAAGGTGCATTTAAAATAGCCTTCAATGGAATATCATTCATGAAAGCATAAGTAGATCCAACAAATTTAGTTGTTACTTCAAAATTACCTGAACCAGAATTAAATCTTGAACTAAATGAAACTAAATGAAGTCTGTATCTTATTGCTTTACCATAATATCCTTTAATTGATAAATAAAATATCGGCCATGGTATATGAAAAAACGCTTTGTATGGAGAATTTTCAGGTGAATCAAATAATGTTTTACCTCTTACATCTATAAAATTTATTGCAACTTGAGGAATAAAATTAGCACCTTTTATTTGTATAGAGATACTTTCGATACCAAACGACTGTCCCGATCCGTCACTTCTAAAGGGGTCTCCAACAGGATTCCCTTTTTCATCTTTTCTTTGGTTAGTTTCTAAAAACGCGTCTGACCAATTTGATGTGAATGCTCTGTTTGATGGGTCAGTTGCATCACCAACTTGTGAGGATAAAAAATTTAGTGTTCCACTTGCAATACTTCTGAGTGAATTTTTGTCACCATCAGAAGCTAAAGTTGTTCTCGGAATTATATCTGCCTCAAGATTAACATACATAACCATCTTTTCTTGAGACACGTTCCTTGGTTGAACTTGACCATCAACCAATACACTATTAGGATCGACGTATATTAAATTATTTTCATCGGTCTTAATTAAAATGTTTTCACTATTCGATAAATCATTGTTCGCCATAATATAAATTATACAACTCTACTCCTCTTTTGTAATCTTGTAAAGTAGTGTTCAAAGGAAATGGTATTCTTAAAATATAGTTATCACCTATTTCAAATTCATTAGTACCCGCTGTTGGATTAGCTAACATTATCAACCAACCAAAAATTGGTGTATTATAAAACTCTTGTGACAACTTATCTAATCTATCTTTACCTCTTTTGTACTGATGATATTTGTCTGTACCTTTTATGGGTATTTCAATACCCGGCACAATTCTGAATTTACCATCATCTACAAAAAACTGATACCTATCAAAATAACTTCTACTCATGAGTTAAAATGGTTTAATTTATTATTTATCGGTTGAGTTTTATTTTTATCTTTTAATTTTTTTACTTCACTTTTAACCGCATCATCTGTTACTTCTGACTCGGTAGATTTTGTAAATGATATTTCTTTATTATTTTTTCTTTTCTTTAATTTTTTTAACTTGAATTTTTTGTCTTTAATTGAATCTGATATAAAAGAATCGTATTTTCTTTCTATTTTATTCATTGTATTAGTATCAAAAATTAAAGTATCTTTCAAAAAAACATTTTTAAAACTTTCCTTATCTGTTTCTTTTAATAATACGGATAATAATTCAGAAAGTGTACTCGTAGTAATTGTTGGATTATTGAAGTTTATTGTGGTGTCTAAATCCTCGTATAATTTATTTGTGTTATTTGTAAAATGTTCAATACAATTATCATATTCATCATAAATTAAATTGTATGTAAAACCAGATAATTCACATTTAGTTACGGTTGTGGTTCCTGAAATTTTAGCATCATACCCATATTTTACTATGAAGTTCACTTTATCTAACGACTCAATCACTTCATTTCTTTGTTTAATAAAACCATCGTCGCCATTAATTAAAATTTGACACTTATCCGTAATTGAATTAATCTTAGTTTCAATTATATTCTTGAAATATGGTTGTAATAATTCGTTTGCTTTATTTTGTTTTGGTGTCGGTAAAACATTATCAAGACCCATCATTTGACATATATCAGTTGTTGACAATGTCTTCAACATGGATTTTTTTAACTCAGTCACATAATAAGATAATTGTCTATTTTTTGGATATTCTCCAAACAAATCTATGTTAAGTCCCGCACTTGATGATGTTGTATTATATACATCATACTGTTTTATGTCTCTATAATTCGGATGTAAAATGAAAGAAGATATAGATGGACCATATTCTTTTACTATTTCATTATATAGTGATACATATTTTTCAAAGTAAGTTTCGGTTGCTTTATAAACGTTATCCACTAATTCGGTATAAACTAATTTTAATTTAGTTGAATCTATTTTACCAATGTAACCCTCCTCAAAATTATCACCTTTATTATCATTTGCTATGTCTTCAATTTTTG